ATGTAGAAGGTACACAAGTCATTGACATGGATGGTTATTGGATGGTGCAAATCAAAACAAAGACAGCTGTAAAAATTAGAACAGTTGGTATATTCACAAAAGATTATTCATTTGTTGTTGCTCAAAATGAAGAATGAAGAATCAAGAATACAGGAGGCAGTTGTCACATACTTGAGACATCAATATCCATCAGCTCTGCATTGTGCCAGTGCGGGAGGGGTGAGGACAAGTATGAAGCAAGCCATCATGATGAAGAGAACAGGATATGTGAGAGGATTTCCTGATCTCATGATTCTGGAATCTTCAAAAGAATACAAAGGTCTATTCATTGAAATGAAGACAGAGAAAGGAGTGGCAAGTAAAGAACAGAAGTGGTGGAAGGAAGAACTTACAAAGAGAGGCTACAGATCAGAAATCTGCAAGGGATTTGATTCAGCAAAACAAGTCATTGATGAATATCTTAAATAATGCCATATCAAAGCACTACAAAGAATGGCAAGTCTTGTCAAGGCAACTGCTGCATCAAAAAGAATTAGCTGATGAACTGCTCCATGATACACTGCTCAAGATTCTTGAAACAGATGAAGATGTACTTCTTGACATTGTCAAAAGAGAGAAGCTTCACCAATATGTCTGCAATGCTCTCAGGCTGGCATGTTATGGAAGCAAGAGCTCATTCAATTACAAATTCATGAGATTCTCAAAAGTGACTCAAGAACTCACAGATGATATGACTGATGATCTGGCTTCAGTAATTGCTCAGAGACTTGAGAAGGAACAGCTTGACATCTACATTTCGAGGCTTCCATTCTTTGAAAGAGAGCTTCTGTTCCTCTATGCACTTGATGGCTTTTCATATGGTGAGCTGTCAAAAGAAACAGGAATACCAAAGGCATACTTATACAAAACAATAATGAATGCAAAGACAATTCTCAGAAATTCCATAACAAGATGACAAAAGAACAATACGAAGAAAGACTTGAAACGTGCAGAGCATGTCCTGTCTACAATCAAAAGTATGGTACATGTGGACAGCCAACAGATGCCATCAATCCATTCAAGAAGGCTGTTGAATTAGATGGAGTGACATTCAAGCCATGTGGCTGTGCTGTGGAGCACAAGGCTGCATATGCTGTCAGTCAATGTCCAGCAAAGAGATGGGCAGAGCTTCCAAAGAAGACTCTTGTTGATGAGGCACTTGATTTCATTGGTACAATTAAGAAGAGAGGAAGGCTTGTGCCGGGAGAGATGGCGAAGATTTACCAGATGCGAAAGGAGATTCTTGGCATCAATGATGGCAAGATGGGAACTTCATGTCCTCCATGTCTTGAAGAGATAGTCAATAAGCTTGAAAGAAAGCTCATGGAAGAGATTAAAACACAAGAGAGCACTGTTGCTCCAACAAAAGAAAAGAAGACAATTAAACGCACTAAAACAAAAAGAGGAGGAAACAATGCTGCTGCTTAAACTTTATTTCATTATTGCCATATTACACATTGTTTTCTTTGTGGCATTCGTTAAATTCTTTCAAACCAAGCCATTGAACAAATTCACATGGATAGGAATTGTTCTTCTTGCATGTGGTTTCCCTATCTTCTGGATAGGTTTCTTAATTGCTAAAATCAACGCACGAAGGTGAATAAGTAAAGAGGCAACCAATGAGATTCTTTCTCATCTTTGTCTCAGTCAATCATGGTCGGAAGAGATTTAACAACAGCGTGATTGATTTAAGAGCTACTGTGGGATGACTATCACAGCTCAATGGTATGATAAAGGTATAAGCCATATGATAGTCTGGAGGGGTAGTCCTTCAAAAGATAGATACCAGACTGATGCACACTACTGATGACATCAGGACACAATTGCGAGAGACTCATCTGACGAGTAAAACTCTGCAAAAGTGGGAATCCAACTCTTTGAGCAATCATTGAGATTAGGATACTTCTGATTCTCACTTATGCTCAAGATCTATCTTCTGAGTAAATTATATATACTTATTCCACTAATAAATATGAGCATCTACAAAAGAATCAAAAGAACTATTTTAGCACTTGAGAAAATCTCATTTGACTATGATGGAGTGCTGACAACTCCACAAGGAATGGCACTAATTAAACGCAAGATAACAGAAGGCTATGATGTGTTTATCATATCAGCAAGAGGAAGCAGAATGAAGAATCCAGTCTACCAATTGGCTACTGAATTAGGAATTGACAGAAGTCATGTGCACTTAACAGGAAACAATGCAAACAAGATTCTCACCATCAAGAGACTTGCCATCAATAAGCACTATGATAACAATCCAGATGTAATTAAAAGAGTGAATGAAATGACAATGGCAGAGGGGGTGCTTGTATCGTATGAGTGATGAACATGCATTTTTGAGAGCTCAGGTGAAAGCTTTTCATCCCAATTGGACAAAAGAACAGATTGAAGAAGAGATTGAGAAAATACTGAATGGAGATGATGAGAATGGTGACTGTCTCTATTGTGGATCATAGCGGATAAATACATATGAATCAAGACATTAGTTGTCACAATAAAAAAGTATATATGATCAGGAAGTATGTGCTCACAGATTCTCTCATAGTCAGAGAAGACAATCCAAGACTCTTGAAGAAGAATAAATTCAAGAAGTTGGTGAAGTCATTGGAGACATTTCCAGAGATGATGCTTGTCAGACCAATTGTGATTAATGAGAAGAATGAGATTCTTGCCGGCACAATGAGACATCTTGCAGCTCAAGAGCTTGGTTGGGAAGAGGTATTTGTGATTCAGGTGAATTGGTCAGAAGAAGAACAAAAAGAATTCATGATAAAGGACAACACACATGCTGGTGATTGGGATACAGATAAGCTCTTCAATACCTTTGACGTTCCAGATCTATTTGAATGGTCTGTGCCTGTTGTTCATGAGGTCATGCTTGACTCACTTGACTATTCAGATATCACATTCAGATTGAAAGACAAAGATGCTGAGATGGTCACAAGAGTGCTCAAGGCATATGGCAAAACATTAGAACAGGGACTCGTTAACTTAATAAAAAATGGCAAAGGAAAAAACGAATAGCATCACAACTACTCCTAAAAAAGCTCTCATGATTGAATCAGTTGAGAAGACATTGGGAGTCATCAGTCAGGCATGCAAGCTCGCTGGCATCACAAGGCAATGTCACTATAAGTGGATGAAAGAGGATGAGGAATACAAAAGAGCAATTGAAGAGATCACTGAGGTCTCTCTTGACTTTGCAGAATCAAAGCTATTTGAACTCATGCAAGGAGCATTCAGTCAGACAGTGACAAGGGATGGAGAGGTGGTGAATATCAAAGATGCTCCAAATACATCAGCTATCATATTCTATTTGAAGACAAAGGGAAAGCACAGAGGCTACATTGAAAGAACAGAGCAGTCAATTGATCTCAAGTCAATCAACATCACAATAGATGGAGGGATAAACATATGAGCACAATTGAAATCAGCCTGAAGTACAAGGATCAGAATCTCGGTACATTCATTGAATTCATGACAGCTGGAGATGATTATATCTCAAAGATGGTGGCAATCACAGGACTCAAGAGGACACAGTTGTTGAATGTTCCAATGTCTGATCTGGAGAAGTCAGTGAGTGCTTATGTTGAGAATCTGAAAGCAAACGAAAAGCAATTCAGTAAATTCATCACAGTGGATGGAATTAAATTCGGCTTTCATCCAAATCTCAAGAGCATCACTTTTGGAGAGTGGCTTGATTGCATTGAATTTAGCAAGAGCTATCCAACAAACATAGACAGACTTATGGCTGTGCTTTATAGACCAGTGACATCAGAAATCAATGATGTCTATACAATTGAGGAATATGACAGCAACAAGAATGAGCACTATGCTAAGTACATGAGAAAGGTGAAGCTTCCACTTGTCAATGGATGCATGCTTTTTTTTTCGACATTAACAACAGATTTGTTGAGCAATTTCCCCGAATTCTTGGAGGAGGAAATGAGCAAGTTGAAGAAGGAGCTGGAGGAACTTCAGAACGAGGTGCAACTTTAGCAAGTAAATATCATTGGTTTCACCTGATTGAAGAAATGGCAAGCAGAGATATCACGAAAATAGATGCAATCACAAAGACTCCAGCTGCCACTGTATTCTTGCATATGAGCTACATGATTGACTACCACAACACACAAGCAAACAAATTTGAGCAATAAATTCCACTATCTATTATGAGTGCTTTAAACTACCATTACAAGATACTGATTGAAAGATTCAAAGCTTTCAGCGACAATCATCCACAGCTGAGAAGATTCACACATGGTGAGATATCAGACAGTGATCTGGAGAAGGAAGCTGAATGGCCATGGATGCATGTCAAGCCAAACTCTGTCAGCTATGAGAAAGGTCAGAAGGTATACAACTTTTCAATCTTCATTTGTGACTTGCCAAGAGTGGAAGAAGACAAGACAGGCTATGAGGCAGAGGCAATCAATCTTTGCTCACTGATCATGGGTGACTTTCTTGCTGTGCTCCAGTTAGGAACTTTGCTTCCAAAAGAGATAGAACTTCAAACTCCAGTATCAGCAGAAATCTTCATGGAGGAATACAAACACACATTGACAGGAGTCACTGCTGACATCAATCTTGCGGTTGATTGGAATTGGAGTGCTTGTGATGTTCCAGTAATACCAAATTAAAAGCTATGCCAATAACAAGTACAGGAGCAGACTACAATGATTTAATCAATGCTGGAGGTGGAGGAGGTTCACCAACAGGAGCAGCGGGTGGAGATTTGACAGGAACATATCCTAATCCAACAGTACACCGAGTGCATGGAGTAGATTTGCAAAGCGGAACTCCGAGCACAGATGAAATATGGATTTATGGTGGATCACCAGCTAAATGGCAGCATCAAAAGATTCATGCAAGTCAAGTGACAAATGACAGCACAGTGACAGGCACAAATGTAGATGATGCTCTTGATCAGCTCAAAACTGACTTAGCTGGCAAACAGGCTACTTTAGTTAGTGGCTCAAATATCAAGACAGTTAATTCAACGAGCTTGGTAGGTAGTGGTGATGTGGCAGTTGAGCCAACCATAGCAAGTGGCACAACTCTTCAGTATTTCAGAGGTGACAAAACTTGGGATACTTTGCCAATTCAAAATTTTCAATCAGTAACTGATGGCACTGCAATCACAGGAACTACAACAAGCACAAAAACAGCAAGCATTCTCATTCCAGCAAATACAATCAGCACAGGAGATATACTGTATATCAAGACAAGAATAAGAAAAACAGGAACAGCTGGAACTCTAACAACGAGAATGTATATAAACACAGCTGATGCAATTGGTGGCTCATTGATTGGAACATCAGCAGCAGCGGCAGCAACATCACTTTATTTCCAATATGCCA